GAAGAATTGAAACAACGGGATGTGCGCGACCAGATGGGCCTGCGCGAGCAGCCCAAGCCGCAGCGGACCCGCAAAGCCCCGACAAAGGGCCCGCGCAACGGCCCTGCGGGGGCTAAACCACCGCGTTCAAGGGGGAAACCGCCCGCCAGATGACCCTTGCCGATGGTTTGCGGGGGGTGCATGGTTGGAACGGTTGGCCTGCAAGGGCGTGTTGGGGAACGTGAATGCTGTTGGGACTGGGTTTTGGGGTGATGTCGGCTTTGGCGGTTTTGACGCCTGCGCTGTCACACCCTCGCAAATCAGCGGTCGCCCCCTTATCTTACGGGCACACGCAGCGTTCGGAGACAGGAACTCATGGGCCGTTTATTGCTACTGATCATGGCCGCGATTGCCGTTGTTACGGTAACCATCGCGGCGGGTCGCGCGCTCGAGGCCGGACGACATTCACTTCAGGAGGCCGGTTTGCCTAGCACCGTTCAGAAAATTTCATACATCTTGCTGATCGTTTTGATGTTCGGCGTTGTGACCGGCTGGCTCGGGGGGCTTTAAGCGTGGCGAAGAAGTTTGGCGGCAAATTTAGCCCTGGCGGCGACACGCCCAATCCGGTGCGTGAGGCGGTGAGTGACGACCGCAAGGTCGATGCGGCGGGTGCGGCGCGTCGAAGACGACGATGATGTTGAGATCGAGATGCTGATCGCCGCAGTGGTTTCGCATCTTGAGGGTGCTGATGGCATCATGGGGCGGGCGCTGATCACGCAAGACTGGTCGGATACATTCGATAGCTTTCCACGCAGTGACCGGATCGATCTGAGGCTTGCGCCGGTGCAGTCCATTGTTTCGATCAACTATATCGACGCGAACGGTGCCGAAGCCACGCTATCGCCATCAAAGTTCACGCTCCATTCGGATGCTTTCGGGTGTTTCATCCGGTTGTCGTCAACTGCAGCATGGCCAGCCACGGATCATCGGGATGATGCGGTGACTGTGATCTATCGTGCCGGGTATGGTGATGCTCCTGCAGACGTGCCGGCTGCGATCAGGCTGGCAATTCTGGATCTGGTAGCGCACCGGTTCAATAACCGCGCCGCTGTCCTGGTTGGCGTAGGCGCAGTGGAGCTTCCGCGCAGTGTCGCGGCTGACCTCGCGCCCTACAAAAGGCCGCATTTCTGATGCGCCCCGGTGAAATGAAACACCGGGTGCAGTTTCTGCGCGGGCAGATATCGGATGACGGGCTGCAGAATTCACTCGTCTGGGGTGAACCTGTGGATGATGCGATCGGTCCGAAGTTGTGGGCAAAACGGACCCCGATCAGCGATGCGGAGAAATGGCGGGCGGGGCAAGTCTCGGCCAACATCACGGCGCGGTTCGTTGTCTACTGGTCGGCGCTCACGTCCAGCATCACGCCAAAGGACAGATTGGTCTGCAACGGTACGGTCTATGACATCATGGGCATCAAAGATGTCGAGGATGACGAGATGTGGCTGGAATTCACAACGTCGGCGAGGATCTCTTGATGAAATGCGCGTTGACCGTCCGGATCGAGGTGGATCCTGATCGCCAGATAGAAAAGCTCGCCCAAGGGTTTGATCGTCTGAGTGAGGCTGATCAAGACAGGTTTCATAGGGGGTGGCGCACCCTTGAGGCTGCGGGCGCGCAGGTCGCTGATTCCGGTTTCTGTTTTGGTGTTGTGCATGCCTGGTTGTCCGACGACATGGTGCAGCACGCAAAAAGCTTTGGCATTGAGCTATGAGCGTCAGTTTCGATCTGTCCGGGTTCTCCGAGTTAGATAAAGAACTCGAAAATCTGTCCAAGTCTGCTGGCAAAAGTGTATTGCGGCGGGCCTTGAAAAAGTCGGCGCAGCCTTTGGCAGATCTGATGAGGGATCTGGCACCGCGCGGCGACACAGCGACCGATGATCTGGCGGATTCGATCGCTGTCAGCACGAAGCTGAGCAAACGGCAAAAGGGTCTGCACAAGCGCATGTTTCGCGACGACAAGGCCAGCGTCGAAATGTTCGCCGGAGCCGGTCCGGATCCCGCAGCGATCAACCAGGAATTCGGCAACGTCAATCACGGGCCCCAATCGTTCGCACGTCCTGCCTGGGAGCAGGACAAGATGGCGTTGCTTGATCGCCTGTCCAAAGATCTTTGGACTGAGATGGAAAAGAGCATCAAGCGGGCAGAGGCCAAAGTGGCGCGGCAGGCAAAGGGTTGATGATGGAAGAAGAGTTTCGCGCCCTGCTGAAGGCGACAGCGGCGCTGACGTCAATTGTCGGCCAGCGCATCGATTATGGAGAGCGGCCACAAGGCCAGCAGATGCCAGATGTCCTCTTGAATGTCGTCTCGGGCTTCGAGGGCATCCACATGAACGGCACAGGGCCGTTTGAGGGCCGGATACAAGTCGATTGCTACGGTTCGACATACTCGGACGCCAAGAGGGCGGCGCGAGCGGTCGTCAAAGCTCTGAATTTCTATCGCGGTGGTGGCTTTCTGATCATCACGCATCTTTCGACACGAGACACCCGTGAGGGCGGATCGAACGACGCCGACCGTTCATACCGGACAGGCATGGACTTTAACATCATATGGAGGCCTCAATAATGGCACAGAAGGAATTTGCGGGCGAAATCGCCTATGACTGGGAACTCTGGATCGGTCGCACAGCGCTCGTAGAAGACGTGTCGACAACGACCTGGACGCAGATCTTCGGCTTTGAAACGCTGCCTTTCCCCGATCAGACGCCCGTCGACGAAGACGCCACGCATATGAACTCACCCGGCCGCACCAAAGAAAGCGTCCCGGGGCTTATGTCTGTGGCATCGTGGTCGCAGGAAAAGCAGCTTTGGCCGGGTGATCCTGGCGACACATTGCTGGATGCTCTGGTCGAGCTGACCAAGGCCGGCACGAAAGAGGATGTGATCTTCGAGTTCAACATCAAGCCTGATGGCTCCTCGATCCGGCGGGCCTATCGCGGCTATGTCGATGTGTTCACACCGACGGGCACAGTCGGCGGAAAGGCGATGTCGGCTGTCGGCGCGAAGCTCATGAACAGCGTGACGCCTGCGCGGGTGATTGAATAATGGCTAATCCACAAGGCACTCTGAAGGTCACAGCAGGCGGCAAAGAGTACACCTTGTTCCTCGGCATGTCCGTCCTGGCCGATATGCAGGATAAGTATGGTCAGGACGTTCTTGATAAGCTGGACCCCCCGGCTGGCGCATCCGAGAACTGGATGCCCGATCTGAAGATCGTTTCTGACCTCTTCAAGATGTCGTTGCAGCGGCACCATGCAGACGTTGCTGACCGCTGGCTGGTCGATGATATCATCGCTGAAAACGGTGACGCCTTGCAAAGGCTGACGGGTGCGAGTTTGCCCGATGCGCCCAGCGGTAAATCGTCGGGAAACGTCAAACGGCCGAGGAAGACAGCGGCCTAGATTTAACTGTTCTTCTGAAAAACTACATCGCGGCGGGTTTCGACCCGGCGCGGTTCTGGGACATCACGCCGCGCCTTTACTCGATCGAGATGGAGGGGGCGGTTCAACGGCGTGAAAACAGGATGGCTGAAGTCTGGTTCACAGCGATGTTGCCGCACTTCAAGAAGCCGCCAGCCTTAAAGAATTCATATCCGGCGGAAATGACAGACGCAGCGAATTGGTCCAGTGCCTGAGCGCCTGGGACAAGATCGACCGCGCGCTATCGAGAGGAAGTTGAATGGCATCGAGTGTTATCGGCGCTTTGCGGGTCAATCTTGGCCTCGACAGCGCGAAATTTGAAAGCGGTGCCAAGCGGGTTCAAACTCCACTGGCGGCGATGCGCAAGCAATTCGTGGCCGTCGCCGCAGTGGCGGCTGCGGCGGGTGGTGCGATCACGGCTATGGCCCTGAAGGGCGCGAATGACATAGATGTGGCTGTCAAGGCAGCTCGGCGTCTGGGGACTTCGGTTGGGGGGTACCGCGCGCTTCAATTGGCCGCTGGCGAGGCAGGTGTGAGCGTGTCCGGGCTTGCCAATGATGTTCAGACCATGGACCGGGAAATCGCCCGTGGCAGCAAAAGAGCAGTTGCGGCGCTTGATCGGCTTAATTTGTCCGCGAAAGATCTGGAAGGCCTTGAAGCTGATCAAAAGGTTGCGCTGATTGCTGACGGGATCAAGGATCTGGGGCTGAACTCGGGTCAGGCTTCTGCATTGCTGCAGGATCTGGGTGTGCGGAACCGCGAGATGGTGCTGGCGGTTTTGTCGGGTGGTGATGTTTTCCGGCAGGCGCGCACCGACGTGGAGCAATATGGCCTTGCGGTCAGTAAAACAGATTCCGATGCGATTGAGCAGGCCAATGACCGGATCGGCAGGCTGGGGCTGATCGGCCAGTATGCGGCACAGCAGCTGGCAATTTCTATCGTGCCGACACTCGGTGCCATGGCGCAGGCCATGACCGACAGCCTGCGCGAAGGTGGTTTGCTGCGCACCATGATCGACGGTCTGGCGAACAATATCCAGCGCGTCGGCACCTATGTGTCGGTTTTGGTCACAGGTCTCGGGGTCCGGTATGTCGCGGCGGCGGGGCTCGCCCGACTTGCCACGCTAAACCTGGCTGGATCTCTTGCTTTTCTGCGCGGCGCACTCATCCGGACGGGTATCGGTGTGCTGATCGTAGCTGCGGGTGAATTGGTTTATCAATTCTCAAAGCTGGTCACCGCTTCGGGTGGATTTGGCAATGCCCTGAATGTCTTGAAAGACGTCGGCGTTGAGGTTTTTGACCGCCTTCGTCGGGGGGGCTCACTGCTTGGGGAAGCTCTTAGCTTTGTGGCACTTGGAATTGAGGGTGAATTCCAGCGGGCATTCGCTGGCATCGCACTAAGCTTTTCAGCACTTACTAAGGACATAGCAACGGGTCTCAACGCCATATTAGGTACAAATCTTAGCGGATTAGGTTCAGGCTTTGCTGAGAACTTGGCTTCGTCAGCTGATAATAAGGTTGCAGCTGCCAGAGAGGGGATCTCGTCGATCGGCCAATCTCTCATCGGATTGGGTGGACCGCTTAAAAGCCTTGATAAGTTAAATGAAATTAACGTCGAAGATCTCGACGGTGGCGCTGAGGCTGCTGATCGCGTGGCGGACGCGCTGGACAAAGTGGCTGGCAGCGCAGGTGGCGCGGGTGCCGCAGTGAATGGCGCAAAGGCAAAAGTCAAAGCTCTGAAAGACGCCGGCAATGAAATGCGCGATACTTACAAGGAGAACTTCAAGAGCATCATCACAGGTGCACAGACCCTTGGTGAAGCTGTCAAGAATGTTCTGAACAAGATTGCAGATCAGCTGCTCAATAGCGCGTTCGATGTACTCTTTCCAGCGGGTGGCAAAACTGGCGGTTCTGGTGGGCTTCTGGGAAGCCTCGGCGGGTTGGCAAAAAGCATCTTTGGTGGGTTTCGTGCAGACGGCGGCTCCGTTTCCGCTGGCAAGGGCTATATCGTCGGTGAAAGGGGCCCGGAGTGGTTCGAGCCGGGCAGTAACGGAACAATCATCCCCAACGGTGCAACAATGGGTGCGCGGGATCTGAATGTCACAGTTACCATGGACCGCTCGACAGGTTCTTTCGGCGCGTTTGTCCGTGATGCTGCGGGCAAGTTGATCGCTGAGGCGACCCCTAGTATCCAGCAAGGAGCCCTAGCCGCTGCGCCTGCCTATTTATCGAACCACAGCAGGCGGCATGATTGATGAGTGACATCGTATTTCCACGCCTTGCAAAAATGACCACCTCCGGATTCCGGATGGTCGGACAGATGCGCGGGCGTGAGACTGCCATATCGGGGGCGGAAAGCATTATTCCCAGCTTTTCTGGGCATTGGACGGTCTCGATCTCGTTCTTCATCCAAACTGAAGCTGCGCGGCTTGAATGGCAGGCTTTTCTTGCTCAGATGGAGGGCGGCATAGGTACGACCCTGGTCCCGATCGGGTTGCCCTATCGTCCTGTCGATCAGCGGGGCGGGCGGGCATCAGTGACTGAGCCGCCCGAATTCAGCACGTTCGAGCATTGGTCCTTTGTCAACGAATCACGTGCAGCGATAACGGTCAAGACGGACGCACCGCTGCGGGCGACTGACATTGAGTTGACACTTACGGACAGCTTGGGTCTGCGTCCAGGTCACAGTCTCTCCATCGGGGAGCGGTTTCATCGGGTGCAACGGTCTTGGGATGACGGGGCAAAGGTCAGGATCCAGCCGCCTTTGCGGGCTGCTGCTGCGGCGGGCTCGATCGTTGAAACAGACAATCCGGTCTGCAAGATGCGCTTTGCATCCGAAGGCGAGGGCGAAGTTGATTTCTCGCTCAGCGACATCGACCGGCCAACGGTCACTTTCCGCGAGGCGTTCTGATGGGGGTGCGGGATGATCTGCTGGCGAT